ATTAACTTTGGCATAAATTAATAAATATGTTAAGGTTTAAAGGGAATTATTTTGATGACATGGATGATGAAAAGGGAATCATCAAGGGATATGCATCAATGTTTAATAATAAAGATTCAGATGGTGATGTCATCACTAAGGGTGCTTACACCAAAACACTTCAAGAAAATTCTGAAAGAATAGCATTCCTGTACCAACATAACATGAATCAACCAATTGGTAAACCATTATCCATGAAAGAGGATGAAAAAGGTTTATTTATTGAAGCAAAAATATCAGATAGTTCTTTAGGGCAAGATGTGAAAACAATGGTTTCTGAAGGAATATTAAAAGAGTTCTCGGTTGGATTTATTCCAATCAAGGAAGATCCGCAGAGGGATGTCAACTATATTAAAGAAATAAAATTATTTGAATTTTCTTTAGTTACCCTAGCTGCAAACCCATTGGCTAAAGTTACAGAGTACAAAGGGACAAAATCTGTTGACAATTTAATGGATGAGTTTGATAAATTAATCAAAATGTCAAGAAAACTTGATAATCCTCATCTATTAGAATTTGAATTACGAATGCTAAAAGAAAAATCTTCACTTATACTTAATGAGTCTCAGAAATCTGAACTAGAAAAGGAATCAGTCGAAAGCAAAAAGATAGCAAACGAATTAGATAACTTTTTATTAAGATTATAAATGGAAGATTTAAACGAACGTCTCGTATCTCTCAAGGAGGGATTAGAAGGCACTATTGATGCAAAAATTGAGCAATCAGTAGAGAAAAACATGGGTTCTGATTACAAGAACCAACTTAAAGGTGAAGTAAACGAAGAAATTTTAAAGCATGGAAAAATTGTTGAGGATTTAAACTCAAGAATTGATTCTTTGGAATTGGAAAAGCAGAAATCATTAAATAATGCACCTCCTAAGAATTTCAGCGCAAATTTGAAAGAAGCATTGGCTGAAAGTCCTAGTTTTAAGTCATTTATGAATGGTGATTCAGCTAAAGCTACATTAAGCCTTAAAGCTATAATGACAACTGCTGCTAACGCATCGGGTGATACTGTACCGGCTGATAGACTAAATGGATTTTACTTTGATCCAACTAGAACCACTAGGGTTAGAGATTTGCTAACTACAATCTCAACTGATTCTAATACTATTCGATATATACAGGAAACTTCTTACACTAACGGTGCTGCTGCTAGAGTAGAGGCATCTGCGTATGGAGAATCTGAATTTAAGTTGGATCCTGTCGATGCTCCTGTAAGAAGCATTGGTTCTCAGTTAACAATGACTAAGGAAATGTTTAACGATGTTCCCGCTTTAAGTGGATATATTTCTACAAGGATTCCCGCTAAAGTAATGAATGTTGAGGACAATCAGCTTTTGTTTGGTGCCGGAACAGGCGCTAATTTACAGGGTTTGATGACTGCCGGTGGTGGTGCTGCTTTTGATGAAAGTTCATCTGCTGCGTTTTATCAGTTTTTTGGTGCTGCTGCTAGTGCATACACTAATGAGTTTGATGTACTAATCGCTGCGAAGAACCAAGCACAAATTGCTGAGTATCTACCTACTGCGGTTATGGTTAATCCAACTGATTACAATAAAATGTTCTTAAATAAGGATGCTAACGCTAATTATGTTGTATTTGTTAATGGTGTATTAACAATACTAGGAACACCTATTTATCCTTCAACTGCGGTTACTGCTGATAAATTTATTATTGGTGACTTCGGTGCGGGTGCTACTTTAGCAATGAGAGAAGACATGGAAATTTCTTTCTCAGAGCAACATTCTGACAACTTTGTTAAGGATTTGGTTACTGTAAAAGCTACAGAAAGAATTGCTTTGCCAATTCACAATCCAAATGCTTTTGTTCATGGAGTGTTCTCAACTGCTATTGCAAGTATGAATGCATAAACCACTTATGTGTGTTTGTTTTGAAAGGGGGGTGCAATTTGCATCCCTTTTTCTTTGTTTTTATATTTTTTGTTATTAATGTTGTTTTATGAAAGAAGAATACGATTACACAAATCCAAGTCATTATAAATTAGGGGGTAAAGAAACCTTTGAAATGATGATTGATATTTGGGGTAAGGATGCGTTTATTAAGCATTGTGAAATGACATCTTTTAAATATCGTATGAGAGTAGGTACTAAGCCAAATGAGCCTATAGAAAGGGATTTATCTAAGGCTAGGTGGTATGAATTAAAAGCTAAACAATTAAGAGATGAAAAATAGATATTATAAATTAAGAGAAGAAGTTCTTAGTGTCAGAAAAGAGATCAGAGAAGTAAGTGATATCATAGAGAAATGTTTAAATAAAGAAAAAATATTTCTTAGTGATATTAATAAAATGAATAAACTTTTAGGCTATAAAATACCAACAGAAATGACATCTGTTATTCAGAGTAAAGAATATATGTAATTTTTTCTTGTTTTTTTTGGTTTAGAAAGTCACCTTTAAAAGGGGTGGCTTTTTTTATTTATCTTTGTTAAAAAAAAATGCTTAAAGTACTACTTAATATAATTGAATCAACTGTTCCATTGGCGGGAGAAGTTATAGAACAAGTTAAATCTCCCGAAGGAGGACAGGGTAAATTTAAATTAACACCTAGATTTGTAAAACAAGTAATTAGGCTTGTTGTAGCTATTGGTGTAATATATATGGCAATTAGCGGTTCTATATCAATTGATGAAGCACAGGATATTATTAAACAATAGAAATGAACGAATGGCTTACTCAGCATTGGGCAGAATTGATGGCATTATTAGGAGTTGGAGCAACGGGTGCCGGAGGTTCAATTGCGGGGCATAAATATATTGATAAGCAACAAAACGCAACCTTGAAAAAACACGATAGTAGACTAGATAATTTAGAAAAAAAAGTTACTGAAATTGAAGGTGAAGTAAAAGTAAACAGTACATCTGATCAGCAATTTAGAAATGAAATAGGACACCGGTTGGGAAGTATAGAAAATTTAAATAATAAAATTTTAGAACACTTATTAAAATCAAAATAATATGGCACAAATGAAAGTGAAGGTTGGTTTTCTGCATGAAGGAAGACAATCTAAAGTAGGAGAAATTTTAGAAATTTCTTCTAAGTCTGATCAACAACATCTAATTAATACAGGACAGGCTGATTTTGAAACTTATGATTTTGCTCATAAAGAAGAGAAAACATCAAAAGTTAAAACTAAAGAATTAAAAGTAGAGGTTGAAACAAAGGAAGAAGTAAGCGATATTGATTCTTTGAGGGAAGATTATTTAGATAAATTTGGTAAAGAAGCCGACAAGAGATGGAAGGTATCTCGTTTACTTGAAGAACTAGAAAATGATTAATTACACTATTACCGATGCTAGTGGTGAAGGGGCAACTTTTGATTACCTATCATTAACTGAGATAAAGAATTATTTAAAAGTAGATAACTCTACTGATGATACTCTTATCGGTGATATGTTTCAATCAGCAGCCTCATATATAGAAAGACAGTTTAAGCAGACATTGAAAAATAGAGATATACTTATTCAATATGATGCAAACGAAAAATATATTGATTTATTATTTTGTCCGGCTAGTAGCATTACTAGCGTTACTTATAATACTCACGATTCTGACGGCAGCGGTACTTTTGTTGAAAATACTGATTTTACCACATATGGATTGATTGATAGCAGAGCAAGAAGTTTGGTTTTAGATTTTAATAAATCATATGAAACTGTAAATGTATCTTATAATTCAGATGGTTCGACTGTACCAAGTGAAATAAAATTAGCAACCCTAGCCTACATTAAGGTTATGTACGATAATAATCGAAGTTTCTTTGATAAGGATGTACCAACTGCACCACCTACAGAGACAATTCAATTAATGTCTCCGTACAAACCTATTGTAATATGAGGGAAAGAATAATAATTAAATCTAGAACTTATAGCACAAGCAATACAGGGCAACGCTCTTTAGATGTAACTACGGATCTATTGACTACTTGGGCAGATATTTATCAAAAAAGAAGAGATTTTCAAGATTTAACCGGTACACAAAATGTATTAGAGGGTGATTGGGTTTTTAGAATAAGAAATCCCGAATTAGATTCTTATATTTCTAAATCTAATTTTATTACTTGGAGGAATAAGGATTATAGTATTATTTCTATTTCTGCACAAGAAACTTATCAAAGAATGGTTGATATAACTTGTCGAGTTGTTGAATGAATTTTAAATTTAAACATAACGCTGATCAAATATCAATTAATCTAAGCAAAACTATTGGTAGAAAAGTTATAGCAGTAGAAGCTGCTATTGATAAGTATATTGACAATACAAAAAAAGATGCTAAAACAAATATTTCTTCTAATAAAACAGTTTATCAATCTAAATTAATAAATAGTTTTAAGAAAAAAGTTAAAAAATCAAAAGGTAGAGGTGAATGGAGTTTAAAAGTGGATGCCGTTTATGGTGCTTTTGTTGAGTTTGGGACTAAAGGTAAGTTTAATGCAGATTCAAGACTAGGTAATTACCCTAATAAATTTAAGGGTATGAAAGGTGAGAGTGGTAATGTTTATGATAGATTAAAAAAATATTTAATATCTGAAGGTGTTCCGGAAGATGAAGTATGGGTGGTTATAAAAAGTATGTTAAAAAAGGGGACAAAGGCATATCCATTTTTCTTTCCCGCAGTTTTTAAAAACAAAGTAATTTTGAAGAAAGATTTAAGAAGAGCATTAAAAAAGAGAACTAAAAAATAACATGGCAACATTAACAGGAAATAAAATAAAGGATAGCTATTTAGGTTTATTAAAATCTATAAGTAATGGTGCTATATCATCAAGTTTTGTCCAAATTTCTGATGGTGGAGGAAACGCATTGCCTTTGTATTTATCTACCTCATCAATTAAATTTTACAATGCTTACACATTTCCTAGTGCTGATGGTACGATTAGTGGACAAGTTTTAAGTACAGATGCTAATGGTACATTAAGTTGGGTAACAAGTAGTGATAACCAAACTTTAGAAGAGGTGTTAACACAAGGTAACACAACTACAATTGCTATATC